GTCCGGCGGGGCCTGCACGGACAGCGGCCCGGACTCCAGCACGGCGGTAGCCTCGCCGCCGGACGCGTTCGACACGGTCACGTGGTTCGCCACGTCCAGGTCGTCGATGATCTCGCGCAGCGGCGGCGCGATGTCGTCGGGGAACGTCAGCTCCAGCGCGGGCGCCTGGTTGTACCGGTGCACGCGGGTCCGGTAGACGATGCCGACCACGTCGCGCCGGTCGTACAGCATGGCGTCATCCGTGCGGGCGCACTCTTCGATCAGCGTGATGAACCGCTCCGGCCGCTGGGGGCCCATCAGGATGCCGTCTTCCGAGTCACCCAGCCGGGTCCAGAAGATCCCCGCCTCGTTGCACAGGCGGCCGAACCGGTCGGTGGCGCGCTCGCCGTTGTAGGCGTCGAACGCCTGCAGCGCCTCCCAGCTCTGCAGGTCCCGGGCCGTGCCGGTCACGCCGAACACGTGCGCGTAGAGCGCGTCGACGTTGCTGGCGTTGCTCGGCGCCGACCAGTCGACCAGGCGGCCGACGGAGCCGGTGAACGTCGACGTCCACCCCCACACCACGGGGTCGTCCTGTTGGAAGTAGGCCGGTTCCACGGTGACGGTGGAGCCGCTCACGGACGCCTTGATCCGGTAGTACACCCACGACGTGGGGAGCACCCCGGTGCCGAACGCGAACGAGTCCGTTTCGAGGTCGTCGCCTTCAGCGTCGGTGACGTGGATCTTGTATCCGTTGTTCGCGACCTGCAGGCGCCACGTGTAGCCGTTCGACGTGCGCCACGTGAACAGGTTGCGGAACGTGGAGTCCGGGGGCATGGCGTCGAGCTTGGCGCTGAAACCGATCTGCCACCCGGCCGTCGTGCTGGCCGTGGCGAACCGGCCGGACATGGCGGCGCCTGACGGCATCTCCGCCGCGCCGGCGGAGCCGTGGGGGCCGTCCGCGCCCATCGTGACGCCCGACAGCGTGCCGGGCCGGCCGCCCGGGTAGGTGTTGGACAGCTGCGTCACGCCGCGGGCGTCTTCGAGGGGCCAATGGCCGACCAGGTCGTCATAGGCGCTGATCTCGCGGTACATGGTGGAGCGGAGCGCGTCTGTCCACTGGCCGACGCGGCGCAGGATCCCGCCGGCGGTGTACGCCACCCAGCGGCGGCCGCGGCCGGTCGCCTCATCGAAGTCGGGCGTCTGGTCGGGCTTGAATGACGCGCTCTCGCCAATCGCCATGTACTGGCCGTCAGCGGCGACCAGGCACCGCGTGCCGTACGTCAGCTTGCCGTAGAGCGCCCCTTCCGGGTTGGTCGGCCGGTAGGTGCCGTCGGTGTCGTTCCACGTGAGAGCGATCTCCGCGGGTTTGATCTCGCCTTCCTCGGCGTACCCGCGGGACACCTTCAGGGCCTCGGCGTAGAACGGGCCCGGGCCGTCGTCCACGTCGGGGTCGACGTGGCCGTGCCAGTCCCCGTCATAGTGGAGCCAGACGTTGATTGCGTGAACGGCCATCAGAGCCGCCGGATTCCGAGCTGCCGGGCGTCGCCGCCACGGTTGCGCACCGCCGCGGCGATGAGGTCGACCAGGGCGTCACCGAGCCGCGAGCCGTCCGAGCCGATCACGATCGACGCGCCACCACCGACCCCGGACGCGGGGCCCTGCACGCGCTCGCCCGCCATAGCCAGGATCGGGACCACCTGCCCGGCGACGCCGGGCACGACACCGCCGGCGTGGAACGACGGTAGGCGCGGCGCGGAGAACGACCGGCCGCCGATGCCGGGGACCCAGCTGGGGATGGAGAACGACAGCCGGCCGACGGTGCTGTTCCACAGGCGGGCGATGGCGTTGAACGCCTGCCGGAACGGAGCAGTTATATAACTCGCGATGGAGCGGAACGCCCCGCCGATGCGGCCGGGCAGCGCGCGCAGCCAGTTCCACACCCCGACGGCCGCGTTGCGTATCCAGTTCCACGCCACGCGCCACGCGCGGGAGAACCAATCGGTGCGTCGGGCGATGAGCACGATCACGGCGATAACGGCGATGATCCCGGCGACGATCCACGTGATGGGCGACGCCCACAGCGCGGCGTTCATCACCCATTGCGCGGCCGCCCACACCTTGGACGCGGCCGCGCTCGCGTACTGGCCGACGGTGGTTGCCCGGAACCACGCGACAGCGGATTGCATGGCGGGGATCAGGAACGCAGCGAACCCGCCGGCGAGGTCGGCCATGCCACCGCCGACCAGGACGAACCCTTCGAACAGGTTGCCCTTCATGATCTCCGACGTGCCGGCGGCGACGTCCGCGGTACCTGTCAGGGTGTCGGAGAACCCCTGAGCGCGGGACTCCGCGGCGTCGGCCGCCTCGCCGGCGCGGTCGAACCCGGCGCCGGACTCCCCGACCCGGTCGCCCATCTGCTCCGCGCTCTCGCCCACCCGGTCGAACGCCTGCACGGCGCCGGACGGGTCGCCGGCGAACGTGAGCGTGACTTGGTTCGCCATCAGGTCGCCTCCAGCCCAGCGTCAGCGGCGAGCCGCGTGATGCCCTCTTCCATGATCCTCTGGACGTCATCGCGGGTGTGGCGTAGGCCGGGGTACAGGTAGCGGCCTTCGGTGTAGAACGGCCGCACCACGGACCGCGCCGGCCCGGTGCGGCCGCCGAAGTCGAGCCACGGGTAGTACGGGGCCCGGCGGCCGCCGACGGCCACGCGGACCTCCCGTTGGCTTGACCGGGCCTTGATTGAGCCGGCCGCGGCGCCCGTGCGCTTCGGGATCCGCGGCCGCGCCCAATCGATCACCAGGTTCGCCGCGTCGTTGAGCACCAGGCGCAGCGCCTTCGGCAGGTCAGCGTCGGCGCGGCGTAGCGCGGCCTGAAACTCGCGTAGGCCGGTGACGTCGATGCGTACCCGCGCGGCCATCAGGCGCCCGCCCTCATGCGCTCCAGCTCTTCGGCCTGCGCCTTGCGGGCGTAGAACCGCGACCAGAGCACGAACTCCGCGTTCGTCATCCGGTCGCCCATCTCACCCACGGTCATGCCTCCCAGCTGAGAACACAGGTAGAACGCGAACTCCAGGTCGGGGTCAGCGTCCAGCGCTTTTGTACGCCTCCTTGCCGGAATCGGGGAGCATCCCCGACAGCTCCGCGATGCGCCGCGACACGGCCTGCAGGTCGCCGGCCGGCGCCGCCGCTCCCCACTCGGACACCTCCGCCGGCGTCAGCTGGGGATCCGTCATGCCCTTCGAGATGATGAAGTCGTCCTTCTCCTGCGTGGTGGCGAGATCCTGCACGCCCAACGCCTCGTTGCGCGACAGCGCCCGCACGGTGACGGTCATACCGTCCGAGAGCGTCACGGTGTCGGTGCCGCGGCCGCGGCCGCCCTTCAGTAGGTGATCTTTCGTCGCCTTGCCCATGTCGTCCCCCTACAAGATCGTTTACCTCGAGGATCCGTTGCCGTACGGCAACGGTTACGCCTGCGCGGTCGTGGTGACCTCGCCGTCGACGTCGAACTCCGCCGACCAGGTGACCATGTCGTCAACGGGCGACGTCTCGACGTACTTCGTCAGCACGGCGTTGAACGCATCGTTCGGCTTGCCGGTGCCGGCACCCTCCACCTGCCGCGTGACGGCCAGCGTGTTGCCGACCTCGGCGTGCAGCACGGCGCGCGGGCCGGTGCCGGCCGTGGTGTCGTACACCCCGCCGCACGTGAACTTGTTGTCGCGCTGTCCGCCGCTCTTGCGCTTGTCGTCGTCGCCGTAGCCGGAGACGTCGTGCACGTCGGCGTTCTTCTCGTAGCTGGAGGTCCGGCAGTAAGCCGAGATGTCCGAGCCGTCGACGGTGATTACGGTGTGCCGGCCGTGTTGCTTCGCCACGGGTACCCCTTCCCTATGCGCCCGTGCCCGGGCCGGTGATGTTGAGATGGAACATGGCTCCGAGGTACTCGACGCCGGCGAGCGTCACCCCGTCGAAGTCGACCGACGCGACGTGCACGGTGAGGTCCCCGGTGTACGGGTAGGACTCGACAGCGGCCTTGACGCTCTGGTCGCCGGAGCCGTCCGCGTAGGCGGCGAGCTGCCGCGTCGCGGTCCGTTCCTCGGCGCGGCCGGCGAGCACCAACACGACCAGGTCCCGGATGACGTCGGAGCCGCGGCCGTAGGTGTTGTCGAACGTGATGCCCTCAGGCAGCGTCACCAGGGCGGCCGGCGGCGACACGGACCGCTGGGCCCACCCGTACACCCTCAGGCCGTCGATGGTGTCGAGCGCCTCGCCCACCTGCGTCATGACGTCGTGGAGATCCATGCGTCACCCCGGGAGCCGGAACCGGGCCAGGCCGGCGAGCGCCACGCGGACGTCGGGGTCGAGCCGGGCGAGTAGCCGCATCTCCGAGCCGGTGTCGGGCGAGCCGGCGATGCCGTACGGCGAGTCACGCCGCGCGTGGAACCGGGCGACCTGCAGCTTGCAGGCGCCGACCACCTGCGTGGGCACGGCGTCCCACCCCCACACCGCGGTCACGACGACGGGCATCGTCGGCCGGTAGTCGAACCCCAGCCGTTCGTACGGGCGGCCGTCCGCCGGCGCGTTGTCGGGCAGGAGCGTGGCGACCTGGTCGACGGCGGTCCCGTCGACCAGCATCCCCGTGGTGTCCTGCACGTCATCGATCTCGACCAGGTAGAGCCCTGTGGTGACGTCGTAGGCCGGCGGCCGCCGGTACGTCCGCGCGGCCGCGACGCCCAGCTGCCCGAACTGCCGGTTCGTCGCGTCGTCAATCGCGCGGGATGCGGCCGTGATCCAGACGCCCAACTCCGTGTCATCCACGGCGTCATCGATGCGTAGGTGCGCCTTCGCCTGCGCAGCGGTGATGTAGTCAGGCTTCCAAGCCACGGCCGCCCCCGGTCACTTCTTGTCGTCGGTCTTGCGGGCCGACCGGTCGCGCTCGGCGCGCTGCAGCCGCTCGCGGCCGTGGTCGGTCTTGACCTCGACGTCGTAGTCCGACGCGAGGATCTCGGGACCGCCGAACGCCGGCCGCGTGACGCCGTTCATCTCCAGGTCCTGACGCTCGCCCTCGGTCAGCACCGGCTTGCCGTCGCGCTTCGGGCGCTCCAGCGGGTCGCGCCGCTCGCTGCCCGGGCGGCCGGCCCGGGCCTCGGCCAGCTCGCCGCGCAGCTTCTCGTTTTCGCGCTCCAGCTCCGCGATGCGGGCCGCGTCGCCGGTCGGCTTGGGGTCGGCCGCGGCCGGCCCGGTCGGGGACGTCTGCAGGTTCTCGCGTGCCATCGGTGGTGTCTCCTGTCTGGCCGTCAGGCGGCCGGGTCGTAGCTGATCTCCCGAACGCCGTTGATGTCCGAGATCGCGGCCGCCGCGTACCCCCAGATCGCGAGGTCGACGTACGCGACCCGGTATTCGAACTGCAGGCGCTGGGGCGGGGTCGCCCACCCGTGCACGCTGTCGCTGTCGAACAGGTACGACGACGCGGCCACGGTGCCGGTCGCGGCCAGCGCCCACGCCGGGAACGCCACCACGCCCGGGGCGACCTCGATAGCGCCGAACCGGTCCCGGACGGTGCCGTTGGCGTTCGACGGGCCCAGCGCGGGGAACAGGGGCCGGCCGCTGTCGTCCTTCGCGGCGATC